CATGACATCTAAACAAAAAATTAGTCTTAGCCAAGCACATCCATTTTCTTTGGGAGTAAAACCTGCAAACTTATTTGGTGACCCTCAAGTATTAGTTAACTCTGATAGAGTATTACTAAATGCTAAAAGAGATAGAGTCATCTTGGCAGGAACAGAAGATGTAAACATATCAACACCAGCGTGGAAAGCTGCGATGGATAATATGTTTACACAAATAGACGAAATTAAAAACGAACTCGATGCGTTAAATAATGCAGTCAATTCATTCGCAAGCGCCCTAACGGGTGGTGGTTTAGTTCCACCACCGCCACCATCAGGTGGACCGAATGTTCTTTTAGGAGCACAATCGGGTGTACTTACAGGAAAAACAAGCGGAATAAAAGCTAAGATTGCAAAAATAACAACAGAGTTAAATTTAATGAAACAATAATTATATAAAAAACTATTTATTATTATGGACACAAATAAATTTGTAAAAGCAATACAAACATTAATAAAAGAAGAGGTAAGAAAACAAGTAGCAAAAGAGAAACTTGCTATTCGTGAATCTATCATCCAAGAGATGAATAAACCTCAACCAACAAAAAAGGTTAAGAAACCAAATGTTAAATTTAAAAACGGAAAGTTTTCCGATATGTTAAATGAAACAGTTGACACTTGGCCAACAATGGGTGGTGGAACTTTGACTGCAAATAATGTACAAGGAATGAATAGACAAACTATGGCGTCAATGATGGGGCTTAGTAGTCAACCAACACCACAATCAATGATACCAACACAAGATTCTGATGGTAGAGCAGTTGATGTAAATGCAGTAATGAATTCAGGAGTTGGACAGGCATTAACAAAAGATTATTCTCAATTAATGAAAGCAATAAATAAGAAAAAAGGTAGAGTGTAATGGCGGACAGACCGATTCAAAGAATAAGTCCTTTAGATTTAAGACGAAATGTTGCAATAGGAATACCATTCCCATTGGGGGGTACGCCTATATTTAGTAGTACATTCTCAACGCAAGAACAAGCGATATCAAATCTAAAATGTTTGTTACTAACAAGAAAAGGTGAAAGACCATTTCAACCTTTGTTTGGAACAGACCTACCTTCATTTCTATTTGAACAGATTACTGATAAGTTATTAAATGACTTAAGAGACACTATCTCTGAAGACATAAAATTTTGGTTACCTTATATTACTATGAAAGATATAACTGTAACAAAAGACGAAGATAGACATACTGTTTTCTTTACTTTTTCATTTTCAGTTGGAGAAAGTAACGCAAACGAGATAATTATATTAGAGATAAGCGAGCAAGGTGGATTATCCATCACAAGTAGAGTATAAATAAGTTAGGGTAAAATATGCCAGATAAAATTAAAAAAGATGTTAAGTTAGTAGGGAGAGACTTTGGTAGTATAAGAAGTAATCTTATAGACTTTACTAAAACTTACTTCCCACAAACATTTAATGACTTTAACGAATCATCACCTGGTATGATGATGTTAGAGTTATCTTCATATGTAGGTGATGTACTATCATATTACACAGATGTACAACTTAGAGAATCTATATTAGAACAAGCACAAGAGAAAAAAAATATATTTGCAATCTCACAAGCGTATGGTTACAAACCAAAACTAAATGTACCCGCAACAACTACTCTCGCAATGTTTCAATTAGTACCAGCGATTGGTAGTGGTGCAAATGTAAGACCAGATTGGCGATATGCACTAACTATAAAAGAAGGTGCAGTTATAACCGCAGAATCAAATGATGAGATTGAATTTAGTACAAATGCAAAAGTAAGATTTAATTATTCATCTTCTTTTGACTCAACCGAAGTATCAGTATACCAAGTTGATGATAGTACAAACTTACCTGTAAAATACCTACTAAAAAAATATGTACAAGCTACAAGTGGTAAAGAAAAAACACAACAATTTGTATTTGGAACTCCAAAGATATATGACAAAGTAAAAATAACAGATGACGAAGGTCTTATCGATGTAATCAAAATAACAGATGATGATGGTGAAGAGTGGACAAAAGTAGATTATCTTGGACAAGATACTGTATTTGAAGAAAGACCAAATACCGCAGCATACTCACTTACATATTCTGCATTCAGTAACGAAACGCCAGCACTATTAAAATTAAAAAAAGTTCCTAAAAGATATATTACAAGAATAACTGATGATGGTGAAATACAAGTACAATTTGGGGCAGGAGTATCTTCAACCGCAGATGAAGAAATATTACCAAACCCAGATAATGTTGGTTCAGCATTATACAATTCAAATGGTAATCTAAATCAAGGATTAGACCCGTCAAACTTTTTATATTCAAGAACATATGGATTAGCACCAGCGAATCAAACCCTAACCATAACTTATAGAGTTGGTAAAGGTGTTGAAGATAATGTAATAGCACAAGACTTAAAATCATTGTCTGGTGTTACAATAGAAACCGCAGGAACAGGATTAGACTCAACACTATTTAATGAAGCAAAACAATCACTTGCAGTAACAAATGAACAACCTGCAGTTGGTGGTAAATT